CACCGCTACACGATCCAGGCCGTGTGCTCGTCACGTTCTCTACACGAGTCCGGCGAGCAAAAGGACATGACGCTCGACTTCGGCTTCCTCAAGGAAGAGATGATGGAAGTGATCGACCGCAACTGTGATCACGGCCTCATCCTCTATGAGTGTGACGAACTACTTGTACACTTCATCCCTGATAAAGGTCAGCGTGTTGCAACTGCCGAGCACGTACTCCGTGATAGATTCTGTCTCGTTCAGAACCCTTGTTACCTAACACCGGGAGTGGGAAAGATCTATGTCATTCCTGGGATTCCGACCGCTGAGGTGCTTGCTAAGCATTGGTTCGAACGGTTGGCGCCACGCGTGTCTGAGAGGTCAAGTAGACTAGCGGCACTCATCGCAGTCAAGGTTTGGGAGACCCCGAATTGTACTGCTACTTACACCGTAGACTTGAAGTGGCCCGACGAGCCGGAAGGACGGTAGTCATGAACAGCCTCAAGGCTCTGCAAGTACAGGAAGTGGAGGCTAGAGTCTGCCCGAAATGCCTCGGAACCGGTAAGCACAAGGCAAAAAACAAGTATCTGGACGCGTGTACCTTGTGTGCTGAAAACGCCGAACTTGAATACCAACTGCTACTCAGCGGCGTTAGGAAGGGAGAAGAGGGTTCAAAATGACACCGGAACGGTAAGTCGATGACGGAAAGAAAGGACGCTTTCCAGTCATGGAGATTTTCGGGCCCACCATCCAGGGTGAAGGGGCTATCGCGGGTGTCAGGTCGCACTTTATACGCTTTGGTGGATGCCCGTTCCGCTGCTCCTGGTGCGACTCTATGCACGCTGTCGATCCGGTACGAGTCAAAGCAAACGCCAAATGGCTCACTCCAGGGGAGATCCTTGGGGCGACGCACGAACTGAAGCCCTCGACCTGGATTACACTAACCGGAGGTGATCCAGTCATGTGGGACCTCATGCCACTCGTCGAGCCGTTAGAATGGCTCTTCAGTGTTGCAGTTGAAACCGAAGGTGCGCTGTGGCGCGATTGGCTACTACATTGTAGCCTGATCACGATATCCCCTAAGGGTCCAAGCTCTGGTATGCTCGACAAGCTCGATCATGACATACTCGAAGGACACTATACAGCAGCACTACCGATTGTAAAACTTATAACGATGAAGATTGTGGTCTTCGACGTCGAGGACTTGCAATTCGCAAGGGAGATGTTCCACCGCTACCCCCAGTTCAAGCCGTACCTATCTGTAGGCACACCACAAGGCAATCCTATCAATTTCACCCGCGTGAGTATTAGTCAGCGCTTGCGTTGGTTTTACGAGGAGGTACTAAAGTATGACGACCTCCAAGACGTAGTAACCTTACCACAATTACATGCCCTCGCCTGGGGGTCAAAAAAGGGAGTCTAGCATGAACGAACATGTAGAGCTCAACAGAATACAGAGGGAGTCCATGGAAAGGGCGGTCGAGAACATACTTGAGCATATGGGTCTCGATCAGCGCGAGCCTGGACTACGGGAGACACCAAGGCGCGTGACCAGCTACCTTCTAGAGTTCGTCCAACCATTTCCCGAGAATATCTGGTCGGGGGTCTTCGACGCAGAGGGGCACAGCGGCATCATCGCCCTGTCACACATCCCATTCAGGATGATCTGCGAGCATCACCTACTACCAGCACTGGGTCACGCAGCTATCGGCTACATTCCTAACAAGAAGATCCTCGGTCTAAGTAAGCTGCCAAGACTCGTCGACGCCGTTGGTACCGAACGTCCGAGCTTGCAGGAGAAGATCACCGATAGGATCGTGAATCTACTCGAAGAGCATATCGAGCCAATAGGGAGCATCTGTGTCATCAGGGCCGAACATACGTGCGTTGCGTGTCGGGGTGTCGCAACTCCTGGCATCGTTACTACAACATCCTCCGTACGTGGTAACTTCAGGAACGTACCAGCATGCCGGGAAGAATTCTTTAGCATCATCAACGGGAGTGTATAATGGCTACAGTCGTAGAGCGTGAGTTCCTTGGAACGGTAACACTGTCGACTGGAAAGCAGGTCAAAGTGTACATGCCAACAATTGGCGACATATTCAGCGTCGACATGAGTACAATGGAAGGGATGTACACGATAAGCGCTACGGCATGTAACATGTCACTCGAGGAGTTTAAGCGGCTGTCGGCGCCTGATGGAATGGTAATCTGCGATAAGCTTGCCGAAGGACTTGCAATGATTAGACGTCTAACAGGGAGAGACTAACATGTCCAAGTTTGCACCTGTGGCACCGCCACTCATGCTCCTCGACCTGAAAGAGAAAGGAGCCCTCGGCGACTATCACCTACTGCTCGCCCACGATGTAGTCGCCCAGAAAGACCTATACAAAGAGGTGTTCGATTGCCTCGACCCACCACCCTTCATCATTATGGATAACTCCGTCATCGAGCTCGGCGAACCCGTTAGCGACGAGGTTATGGGGGAGGCCGTAAGTATCGTCGCGCCAGACCTTATCGTGCTACCCGACGCTATCGCCGACACGGAACGCACGTTCGAAATGAGTTCTAAAGCCGCACTTGCCTGGGCCTACTTGGGTTGGACAAAGTTCATGGTTGTCCCACAGGGTACAACGATGAACGAGTTTACCGACAGTGCAGAGCAGCTTATGAACCTTCCTGGTGTCCGAGCGTGGGGTGTTCCGAGACATGCGACCAGTAAATTGAAGACACGTCACCACCTGACGTACAGCCTTATGGTATTACGGCCAGCGTTCTCGATACACCTGCTTGGGTTCTCAGATAACCTGGTCGACGACATCTCGGTAGCGCGTGCTACCGGCATCAGCGGCATCGACTCGGCTGTTCCGATCAGGCTCGGACTGCACAATATTCCTTTCCATACTCATATTGATAGTCACCCACCGAGAGGCGACTACTGGGAGACGGCGACTACCGCAACATCACAGGTGCTCCAGAACCTCGCCCTAATCCGCGGCTGGATCACCCCATGAGTATCAAACCGATATTCGCGTGGTATGACTTCTGGGTAGGAGTGTATTACGACCGTAAAGCCCGTACGCTTTACGTCCTTCCAGTTCCTACCCTCGGTCTATGCTTCCAGTTTAAGAAAAGCCCGTAGTAATGGCGACGCCTAAAGAACGGGCGCTGGCGCCAGTTAGAGCTTGTAAGGCGCGAGGGAAGAGACCCCGGCGCCCTAAGGGGTGTAAAGGCTGCCCTTTCAGGGGCCTTAAGGTCGGCAATCGAGGTAAACCCTCCGCACCGCTAATGGCGATTGGCGAGTCACCAGGCGGTCAAGAACGCTCGAAGGGCTTCCCACTAGTAGGTCCTTCAGGCGAGGTCTTCTTCTCGGCATTCCCTGAGGGCGTGAACGTCGATAAGATTGCCTACATCACGAATGCGTTACAATGCCTCCCTAAGAAGTCCGCGGGTACCAAAGACCCGGAGAAAATGTGGCGTGCTACTGAGTGTTGTCAGACACGTCTGTTAAAGGATATTGCGAAGTACCCACGTAAGGTCATTTTAGCGATGGGTAACTTCGCTGCTGGGTCCTTACTAGGCAACCATAACTTCAAGATTACCCAGCAGCGTGGCAAGCTGTTTACCTCCCCTCTCGCTGAGGTAGGGATCATACCAGCAGTACACCCGGCAGCCCTTCTACGCGGCACTGGCAACTATCGACAGTTCGTTGCCGATGTGCGTTACGCGCTCCATCTATCCCAAGGCGGCGATATCAAGAAGTTCGTCAAAGCCAAGGTCTATGTTGTCAGTAATGTGGGTTGTGCGAAGCGTATCGCTAAGTTCTTGGAAACGCGCGAGTATCTAGCGGCCGACATCGAAACATCAAGCCTTAATAAACGCCACGGTAAGGTATTGTGTTTAGGTATTACTTACAAGCCGGAGATTGTTTTTATATTTGAGCCTCATGTTATAAAGTACCTAGCGAAGCTGTTCAGATCCAAGCGCCCTAGCTGGATCTGGCAAAACGGCAAGTTCGACTTAGGATTCCTACATCGCTTGGGTCTACAGGCACGCGTCGACGAAGATACGATGTTGCTCTCCTACGCTCTCGACGAATCTGGAGGCATCCACGACCTGGAGCAGATCTCCGGCGACCTTCTAGGTGCACCAGACTACAAGTACATGATCAAACCGTGGATAAAGAAGAAGAGCGACTCGTACGACAAGATACCCTGCAAGGTTCTATACGAGTACTGCGGTATCGACGTCAGTCTGACGCTCCAGAACTTCTTCATTCTACGGCAATGGGTACGAGAGGACGTTGCGCTCGAAAAGCTGTACATTAAGATATTGATCCCGGCGTCTAGGCTACTAACCCATGTCGAAAGGGATGGGATTCAAGTCGACCTGGAACATATCGAGAAGATCGAACGGTTCTACCGCATCAAGAGGGATGCTGCTCACTGGTACGTAGAGCGCATCATTGGGCGCCCTATCAACCTAAACAGTCCGGATCAGGTCGCAAAGCTACTCTACGACGACTTGAACCTCAAGCCCAAACGTCGAGGCGAGCGTTCTACTGCCAAGGAGATACTAGAAAAGCTACCCCCACATAGGATCGTCAAGGCAATCCAACGCTTCCGTAAGGCCTCCAAAGCGTATTCGACCTACGTCGTCGGCATCTACAAAGTAGTTGATCCGGAGACTGGACGTGTATACGCTACGTTCAAGATCCATGGTACGCGTACTGGACGCCTCTCGTCAGCTGAGCCTAACCTACAGAACATACCGCGGGAAAGTCTCCTACGGGGGATGTTCGTTGCGAGACCTGGCTACAAGCTCATGGAGTTCGACTACAACCAGGCCGAGCTCCGCGACCTAGCATGTCTGTCGAACGACCCAGCCCTAGTTGAGATATACACGTCCACAGATAGGTCAATCCACAACGAGCTGGCAGCATACCTGTTCGGCAAGGACTTCGATCACGAAGACAAGATGAAGGCCAAGATGGTCAACTTCGGGATTGTATACGGACGCGAAGGGCCTAGTATCGCAGAGCAATTTGACATCGCGATACGCGAAGGCTGGCGTATGGTGCATGGTTGGTTTGAGCGCTTCCCCATTGCGCATAA